AACTTTGAAGTTCAAAAAGGTCCACAAAAAGTAAGGAGATAGTTATGGGATACGGTAACGCATACGGCGGAAAAAAGAAGAAAGTAAAAAAGCCAAAGGGTAAGTAGTTATGGCAAAAAGCACTATACCTAAGAATGTAAAGAACAAGGCACTTTACTCAAGGGTAAAATCTGAAGCTAAACGCAAGTTTGATGTTTTTCCTAGTGCTTACGCTTCTGCTTGGATAGTCAAGACCTACAAAAAACGTGGCGGTACTTATGCCTAGAAAACGTCAGACAGGAGGGGCTAGTCGTCCCAAGAAAGGTTTAACCAAATGGTTTGCTGAAGAGTGGGTCGACGTCAAAACAGGCGAAAAGTGCGGACGTAGTGGTAAAGAAAAAAAGAAACGTCCGTACCCTTCCTGCAGACCTAAGGCTGTTGCAGCCAAGATGACCAAGGCTGAAAAGGCTTCTTCTGCACGACGTAAGACAGGACCTAAAAAAATAAAACATGCGGTAACTGCCTCAGGGAGACGTAGAAAAAAGTGAGTTACGAAACTAAAGTAAAGCAAGCTTTAGACATCTGTTTCAACAAAAACTACTTTAAGGGAAATAAAAACGAAAAAGCTATAGTAATGTATTCCGGAGGTATGGACAGTGTGTCACTACTTTGGAATCTTTTGGAACACACAGAACAAGACATACACGTACACTCAATACACATAGACAACTCAGAAGGCCGTTGTAAAGCTGAAGCAGAGGCTATACTGGACTCTATAAACTTTATGAAGCAAAACCAAAGACCCTTTGAGTTTTCTTCTTCTGTTTACTCTCTTAAAGCGCAGTACCCCGGAGGCAAGGACATGACTCTAGCGTTATTCCAAGCTATGCGTGTGTCCTCCGCAATAAGTAAACAGTTTAACATTGTGTACACTGGGGATTACAGTATAGGCAGAGAAGAAGGATCAGAGGCACAAGGTGTACTAAACGCTCTGTGTACAAACCGACGAAATAAACCTATTTGGTTAGCACCGTTTGAAGAAATGACGGTTATATCTTTAGAACGCAGCAAAGGTATCTACTTAAGTATGCCTGAGGAGCTACGAGGAATGTACTGGTCCTGTAGAAAACCTACGGAAGTAGGCAACGGTTTTGTCGTCTGTGGCGAGTGCCATGCTTGTAAACGTCAAGAAGCCCTAAGAAAAGACTTGACAAACGACTAAAAATCTGCTATACTATAACTATAGTTAACCACTTAGAGAAACTTATGACACCTGAGCTTGAAACTTATTTTAACAACTATAACGAACTCTTCAACCACGAAGGTTTCAAACAACTCATTCAAGAGCTTTCTACTAACGCTACTCAATTAGCAGATATTCAGACTGTAAAAAACGAAGAAGACCTCTTCTTTCGTAAAGGTCAGGTAGCTGCTTTTGCAACAGTAATTAATCTACAGGCTACTATAGAGGCCGCTAGAGACCAAGCAGAAGCCGAAGAAGAAGGCCCTGTAGATGTTTAAAATTTATGACTTCCGTTGTACTAACGGACATGTCTTTGAAGAAATGGTAGAGTCTGGCGTTACAACCAGTAGGTGCGGTTGTGGCGCTAACGCTACTAAAATGGTATCTGCCCCGTCTTTTGTACTTGAAGGCCATTCTGGGGACTTTCCCGGACGCCACATGAAATGGGTACGAGAGCACGAAAAAGCAGGTAAAAAATCCTCTCCATAATGATTATAATCACGGAGTTTAATTATGTCAAGAGCAACAATGCTTGATCCACAACCTGAAGAGGACAAAGTGGACGCCATTGAAAACGAAGTTAATGAGATTCAACAAGAACCAGAAGTTGAGCAACCTCAGCCAGAAGAATCCAACTTACCAGATAAGTATCAAGGTAAGTCTTTAGAAGAAGTAGTACAAATGCACCAAGAAGCTGAAAAGCTTTTAGGTCGTCAGTCTTCTGAAGTAGGCGAGCTTCGTAAGGTAGTCGACGACTATATCTCTAGTCAAACGCCTACCCCAGCACCTCAACAACAAACTGTTGAGCCTGAAGACGATATAGACTATTTTACAGATCCTCAAGGTGCGGTTAATCGTGCTATTGAGAATCACCCTAAGATTAGGGAAGCAGAGCAGTACACTGCACAGTACAAAAAGCAGTCGTCCTTAGCAACGCTTCAGACCAAACACCCGGACATGCAGACAATCCTTCAGGATCCTAAGTTTGCAGAATGGATTAAGGCATCTAAGATTAGGACTCAGTTGTTTGTACAAGCTGACCAACAATACGATGCTGACGCAGCGGACGAACTCTTCTCACTCTGGAAAGAACGGAAGACAGTAGCCCAACAAACTGCTCAAGTTGAAAAACAAGCACGTAAGCAACAGGTTAGGGCAGCTAATACAGGCAATGCACGAGGCAGTGCTGAAGGGACACGTAAAAAAGTATATCGTAGGGCCGACATTATTAAACTAATGAAAAACGACCCTGACCGTTACCAAGCTTTGTCAGACGAAATCATGGCAGCTTATGCGGAGGGTCGAGTCAAATAATCTAGGAGATTGACATGGCTACTGCAACTTATCCCGGCGCAGCGGGCTTTACTGCGAAGACAGAGGCAGATAAGTTTATTCCAGAAATCTGGAGTGACGAGATCATTGCTGCCTACCAAAAGAACCTGAAGATGGCTCCTCTTGTCAAAAAGCTTGCTATGACTGGCAAGAAAGGCGACAAGCTACATGTGCCTAAGCCTGTTCGTGGTGATGCAAATGCTAAGGTTGCTGACACAGCGGTAACTATCATTGCAAACACTGAAGGTGAACTGACTGTTGATATCGACCGTCACTTTGAATACTCACGTCTTATCGAAGACATCGTAGAAGTACAGGCGCTTTCTAGCCTCCGTCAGTTCTATACTGAAGACGCTGGTTATGCACTTGCTGTACAAATCGACAACGACCTTCACGCTGCAGGTACTGGTTTTGGTGACGGTGGTGCTGTAGTATTTAGCCCAGCTGCTACTGACTATCAGCACTCTGGTTGTTTCTTCAACGACGGCGGTACTACTACTCAGTACACTGACGACACTATCGTTGCTGGTGATGTGTTTACTGATGCTTTCTTCCGTGACATGATTCAGAAGCTTGATGACAACAACGTACCTATGGACGGACGTTCACTCATCATTCCACCTTCGGTCCGTAACACTATCATGGGTATCGACCGATACGTGTCTTCTGACTTCGTATCTGGTCAGGCAGTAAACTCTGGTCTTATCGGTAACCTCTATGGCGTAGACGTTTACGTTTCAGCTAACTGCCGTACTATCGAAGCAGCTGCAGACAACACTGCGTCTTCGGTTGACACTCGTGCTGCACTTCTGTTCCACACTGATGCAATCCTTATGGCTGAACAGCAGTCTGTACGTTCACAAACCCAGTACAAGCAGGAATACCTCTCAACTCTGTACACGGCTGACTGCCTGTACGGTGTTCAGGTGTACCGTCCTGAAGCTGGTTTCGTTCTCGCAGTCGCAGAGTAACGAACTCAAGGGGTCAGCAATGGCCCCTTTTCCTTTTCTTTTGTAGGAGCTTTGAATGGCTTTATTTCGTGGCACAGGTGGGTCTGGTGATGCTAGTACAGATACTTATGCGTCTGAAGTAGCTCTAGAAGCAACCAGAGCCTCTACAAAAGCAAACGAGGCTGCAGCGTCTGCTACGTCTGCGGCTAACGCACAAGCTGCTGCTGAGGCTGCACAGGCTGCTGCAGAAACAGCAGAGACTAACGCAGAAACTGCAGAGACTAATGCTGAGACTGCAGAAACCAATGCTGAAACTGCAAAAGCTGCTGCGGTAGATGCTCAGACATCAGCCACTACAGCTAAGACTGCAGCAGAAACAGCCCAGTCAGCAGCAGAAGTAGCTAAGACAGCAGCTGAAACTGCAGAGACTAATGCAGAGACTGCAGAAACTAATGCTGCTGCTTCTGCTACTACCGCTACTACTAAGGCTGGTGAAGCATCTACATCAGCAACCAATGCTGCCTCTAGCGCCTCCTCAGCGTCCACCTCAGCTACAAACGCAGCTACCAGTGCTACTGCAGCACAAACTGCACAAACGGCTGCAGAGGCTGCTCAGACGGCTGCTGAGGCTGCACAGGAATCTATTGACGGTTTGTACCTTGGTGCTCAGTCAAGCAACCCTACAGTAGACTTAAATGGTAATGCTGTTACTACAGGCGACTGGTACTTTAACACCAGTGACAACAGCACTAGAATTTACACTGGAAGTGCTTGGGACTCAATTAATCCTAACCTTGTTGGTGACAC